TACCAATTCAAAGTGGATGTCGAGAACACATCAAGACGGTGGTTCGTAGGGTGTTATACATTCTACGTTCCGCCTGCTGATGCGATCGGATTCGATAAGGCTCGTCTATACGAGCAGTATGCAAATCAGATCCTCGGTACTCGACTGACACCTGAAGTGGTGTGGAATCTAGCCCCTTGGAGCTGGGCCGCCGATTGGTTTTCAAACCTCGGCGATGTCGTCACCAATTTCTCGTATTTTGGTGCCGACGACCTAGCTATGCGCTACGGGTACGTGATGGAGAAGAATACCAGCACGATACACGCATCGTGGTCCGGCAAGGTAAACCTTGCAGGGTCCCCGAATACCTTGATTTCATTGAATGAGAGCTTCGGCTCTTTGACAATGCAACGCAGGTATGCGTCGCCCTTCGGTTTTGGCCTTACTTTCGACGGGTTTACCCCGCGTCAGCAAGCCATCACCGTTGCTCTCGGTCTAACCCGAGGCAATCGGAACTAGTCTATGTCTGCATAGGCATAGATCCACGTCCATTCCGGAACAAGATTTCCCGGGTGGACCGACCACAACTAAACAACAACTGAATAGAATTCAGTAGGAAGCAGAGTCATGGCACTTTCCGATCCGCAGTCCCTCACAATCAACGCGGTTGCCCAGAGCCTCCCTAGGGTGGACTCTGGTAACAACGCGTCCTTCTACTCGAAGGACGATGGCACTGTCAAGCTCACCATCCGTCACACGTACGGTAAGCGTGATCGCGACATTGTTCGCGTTGACTTCAAGAAGGTCGCAGCGGACCCGTTCGTCTCGGGGCTGAACAAGGAGTACAGCTTGTCTGTCTCCCTGTTCATCGACACCCCGCCGACCGGGTTCACCAACACCGAGGTGAAGTACGTGGTGGACGCCCTTGCGGCGTACCTCACGGCTTCATCGGGGGCGAACGTCACCAAGATTCTTGGTGGCGAGAGCTGACACATCTGTCAGCTGCGGTGTAGACATCACAGCCGGTGATGATCTAGAATCAGAACGACCACTGTCATAGTATACCCCCAGTAATGGAGGAAGTATGAAGGGCCAGTTAAGACTCTGGAACATCGTAGCGGATGAATACGCTGCGATATGCCGCATCGACGCAACTCTGGACAAAGATTATGTCCAGAGCAGAGTTGAATCAGAGGGGTACTCGTTTCTGACGATTACCCTTACCAACTTCGCGAAGGGGTTTGAGAAAGCCCTAAGCGAGGGTGGTACCCGTATCGCATACGGTCTCCCCAAGGACCAGGCTTTTGCCGGGTTCCAGAGGAGGACCGCATCGGGAATCCCCAACTTCTTGGGTGGTTTCCTGGGTCTGATCTTTGACTCTGAGTCGGGCGCTCTTCTCGAGGAGCCTGATGTGAATGCGATTCGAGCCGTACGTCAGCTTACGCTGATGTTCGGCAAGATTCTTCTCCCTTGCAGTGATGCGAGGGTGGAAGGGGCTTTCACTAAGTACCTCGAGTGTGAGCAGGAACTCATCCGAAGTGACAAAGGCACCTCCACCGAGCTTCTCGATGGATTTGCACAAGCGTCGCTTCTGCTCTGGGGAAATGCCATGCAGCAAGTAGACGAAGACATCTACTATGGCCGCATTATCCCAAAGCACGGTCCGGGCTCCACGGCTGATCGCCTTATCGCTAACGCGAAATGGGACCAGCTTGAGTGGACTGAGCGTTTGGAGAAGATATTCCCATTCGGGGATTATCTCATTCCCAATGCCAGATACCATATGGAGTACCTTCCGTTGGTTAAGTTCCTCGAACCCGGGGCTGAGAGACCTGTAAGGGTCATCACTGTCCCCAAGACGCTGAAGACACCCAGAATCATCGCTATCGAGCCTACCTGTATGCAGTACATGCAGCAAGGTATCGCCCGATCCTTGGTTCCCGCGCTAGAGCAGTCTAACTCTAGAAGGGGAATCCTCGGCTTTACTGACCAGACGATTAATCACCGTATGGCACAGAAAGGGTCGATGACTGGACAGTTGGCAACCTTGGACTTGTCCGAGGCTTCCGACCGTGTCTCCAATCAGCTTGTTAGGCTAATGACACGCAACTTTCCTAACCTCTCGGAAGGGATTGATGCGAGCCGAAGCAGGTCAGCTGATGTGAATGGTAAGATCGTAAGACTTACCAAATTCGCGTCGATGGGTTCAGCTCTGACGTTCCCAATCGAGGCGATGGTCTTTTCGACTATCGTCTTTATGGGGATCGCTCAGGCTAAGCAGCGCCCTCTGAACGAAGGACTCATTCAAGAGTACCGACGTTCCGTGCGTGTCTATGGTGACGACTTGATCGTTCCCACAGACTGTGCGCATTGGATCAAGCTGTTTCTCGAGGCTTTCGGCCTCGTAGTAAACAACTCCAAGAGTTTCACGACAGGTAACTTTCGTGAATCTTGCGGGAAGGAGTACTTCCGAGGAACCGACGTATCCGTATGTCGTGTTCGTAGGGTTATTCCTTCTGGTCCTGAGGACGTATCGGAGATTCTGTCTCTGTCCAGTTTTCGAAACCAGGCCTACTGGCTTGGTCTCTGGCAGACGGCAAAATATTGCGACGACATACTGGTGAAGATCCTCGGTAAGAGGCTCTATCCTATAGTCGAAGCAACGTCTCCTCTGATAGGACGAGAGTCACTCGTCTTCCCTGCCGACGTGGCAGGTGTGGACGTCAAGACTCACCAACCCGTTGTCAAGGGTTGGTATCCAGTCATCAAGATCCCCCAAAGGGGTCTTGACGGCGTGGGCGCCTTGATGAAGTGTCTCCTCCGTGTTGCGCGCGTCGAAGAGCAGGTTTTCGATGCCTACTCTCAGTATGACGAGCGCGACTTGCGGGAAATGCCAATCTCGCAGGTGGATCACTTGATCCGTTCTGGACGACCCCTTTCCGTCCGCATGCAGAAAGGGTGGCGCCAAC